CATTCGATTTGCGCCATAAGTTATGCTGTAATTTTTCATTGACATCTTGCAGGCCTTCTTCAAATAGTTCTGGAGCACCGGCTTTAATAGAAGTCTTGGCCACTTGTGCTGCAGTAACACCAATACCACGATTAAATGTCTCTGCTGCACTACTTGTTCCTCTTGAAATAGCATTAGCAAGCGCCGATTTTGGAGCAATTTTTGATGCGGCTTTACCAATAGCACGAGTCGCTACAAATTCAATGCCTGCATCAATTGCAGCAAAGGACATAGCATATTCTTTAGCCTCTTCATTGGAATATACTCGATTTCCTTTTTGGTCACGTTTTCCAATCAATTCAAGGTACTTATTACCGAACGACATTTTATACATTTCGTATGCCATATCAGCAGAACCTAACCATTTAGCGCCGGTCATTGCAGTAGGTATAGCAGCAGAGCCACCACTAACTACACCGCCACCAATACCGCCAATTATACCGCCTACAATAGCACCTGTACCGCCTTGCTTGCCCATCATATAGATTTGACTAGCAGTTGAACCCAATACCTCTTGTAATGGACTTCCACCATCTGGCCGTCTGTAATTTTGCAAGTTATTTTGTAATCGATTAACTTCAGCCGTTAATTCGCTAATCTTTTGTGGGTCAGATTCATAAGCTAAGGCAAACCCAACATCACCTAATTTCATTTGGTCATTCATTGCCCAAATGCTTTGTTGTAAAGAATCAAATATACCTTTTGTATTCTTGATTGATTCGATATTATTTAATGCTTGAATGCCTTCAGCTTGCGAGCCATATTTTACTTTGTAGAGTTCTGGAAATTCATCATAAATATCTTGTAAAACTTGACCACGTTCTGCACGCCTAGACAAATAGTCAGCACGTTCAAAGGCTTTGTCATCGCCAAACATAACTGTATCTGCACCAATATTTAACGTCTTGGCAATTCGTAAGGCTTCATTAGCACGTAATTGATCATTGTTATATAAGAATAATCGGTCTGTGTTACTAACGAAACTAGCAGGTAAAGCATTAGGCAATGATTGTCCTAATTGACCTATCGCTTGGAATGTATTTCCCTGTTGCCCGAATGGAGATACCGTTGTTGTACCATCATCATTGGTAACGCTTATAGGTGTATTAGCGATTGTAGATACTGCATCTGCTGTGCTTTTTGCAATATCAGATACAGTATCTATTCCTTTACCGATAGCTTGTCCAACTGGCGTTAATCCACCTACAGGGTCAGATTGAACACCAGCATTAGCAGTAAATGAACGAGGGCCTTGTCCGTACCCTCTTATTAACGCTTGAAATTCATCACGTTCTTGTTGATTAATATCAGCCATTTGTATATCTCCGTTGTAATGCATTGTATTCTGATTCGTAAATATCTTGAGTGGAGCCATCACGATATGTTACTCGGATATAATGATTCCCTACAGGTTCAGCATGAACGATACCAATAGCTTGGTTACTTGCACCGCTTATTGTAGATGAATAATCATCTCCGTCACCAAAGAATGGTTTGCTTGTACTACGTAATGTACTAGTCGCTACTGCAGCATCGAAAATTTCATCTTTCTCTGCGTCTGTAGGTGGTCTATGATGTTTGGTCTTAAATTCCTCAATACGACCTGCCATTTCTTGTTTAACACCATACTTAAAGCTACCTGCCAATGTCTTATCTTTTGGCATGACATCAGCTAATTTGTATTCATATGGTGTTAAATCAATGTTGCTGGCTTTCTTATTGTTATCGTCAATTTCAAGTAACGATGCATCAAGTTCATCATCCATGATTTTATTTGGCAACACTCGTTCTGCATATGCTCGTGTCTGTTCATAAGTGTGAGACTTAGCATACTGCTTAATGCCCCACTTTTCTTGAGCAGTCATCTTTAAACCTTTTTCGTAAATTCTATCGAGCTTAGGTCTTTCACTCGCCATTTTCCCACTCCAGTATTCTTGTTCTTCAGGAGTGGTGGCACCAGCCAATTGAACCTGTGCATATTGGAACGCACCGCTTACATCGCCATTGGCTATTTTTTGATTTAAGATTGTTTGCCCTGCTTGTAAACGATCATTAATAGCAATCTTCCGAGTTTGCTCTTGTAATGTATAGTAATTCTTGTATGCTGTCTTAGCGTCATCTTCAGCTTTCTTAATTTGGTCTTCTGAATATTTAGGACTGCCACCACTTGTCATAGGAGCATTCCTCATACCTGCTGAATAATTAGCCTCGGAATCAGTATAATAGGAATTTGCCTTTAAAATATGCGCCCATGTATCTACATCATTAACATCTTTTAAACCGTCATAATTCCTTAAAAAACTTTGCACATAATCATCTGCAAATTCCTCATCTGTTTTATACACCTTGTAATAATTAGTACCACCATCTCGTTGACGGTTTTCCTCACCATTTGGTTCTACTTGTGTTAATCCAGCATAGTTTTTATTTTCTGTTTGTAACTTTCCGAAATTCGCACTACCACCGGTTTCATGATAAAGTTGGCGATACACCATTTCCGCATTATATCCATATTTTTTAGATATATACTGTGCAATTCCCCATAAATGAGTGTCAGCACCAGCACCGCTTTTTAATGCCTCTTCATTTTGGGTTTCCATCTTTGCTCTAACATACATGGCAGCACTATTCATGCCAGAGTTTAAATCATGGCCATACATTTTATATAACTTAGCATATGTATTGTCATCATTAACTAATTTGTTGATGTTCATTTGATTAGACATCTTTTTATATGGTGTCAAAACACTTTCGCTAACTACACCACTTAATGACGATATTAAATTTTCTGTTCTGGTGGAATCGTTTTCTGCAACAGCCCTATCTAGTAAATACTTACCTGTCTCATCTGTATTAGCACGGATTTTTTCATTGATCTGTTCATCATCCAGTCCCAATTCCTTGCCAGTAGACCTATACAAATCACCCATCAATGTAATTGTTTTCATTTGGTCAGCCATGTTGTCAGACCGAATAGCAGAATCACGAAGATTTGTAATTTGATTTTGCGTAGCTGTACTTAACGCCGTTTCATATTGACCTCTTGAATATTTGGATATGTTATTGTAATCAGTCGTTTTAGACGTTTCGACAGCTTTCGTAAAAGCATTAATAGCATCATTTGTTCTGAATTTATATTTACCCATAATTTCCCGTTGTATCTTATCTACACCGGCATTATAGTCAGGTAATATAGATTGAGCATTCATCCCTTTACGATTCATCAGCCCATCTTTATCATCATTCAGCAACTGGTTAGTACTATTATTGAACTCATTAATAGCATTGGTTACATCGATGTAATCTTTTCGCTTGTCAATTTCTATCCATGTGTTGGTTGCGTCTTGCAAAGCTTTATTCATGGCATTTAAACCATTTACATTACCACCATATGCCATTTCATTACTAGAAGCTTGTGTATTCCCTTGAATCGTATTTAATTTTTGAGCTGGATCATAATTAACAAATTTCATATCCTACCTCATTTTGTAATCACGTTTAACAGTCACTACAGGCCCCCTATCTGTATACCCTACAGGGTCACCACCGTATGTAGTCTTCATTTTAGGTTTGGCATATTGTTGCTTTAACCCATACATAGATGATGCAGCACCAAGAATACTACCTACCATTGCTAAATTACCTTGACGTCGTGCATTTTTAGCGGAAGCACGTGCGGCGTTAGCCTCATTCTGATAGTTCATACCATTAAGGTATTCGTTATAAATGGCATTATTCTTGTTTTGTTCCCAGTTATAGACGTCTTTGTTATATTCATCATAACTACTAGCCATTAACTGTAATGGGGACCCTGCCATTTGCAATCCACCTGCCCCTGCTTCAGCTGCATTCGTTCCGGCTACAAGGCGCATACGATTATCCATTTTGTCACGCTCTTGTAATTGTTGCATGGCAATTTGCTCTTGCTTACGGTCAGATATTCGCTTATTAGCTTCTGCCGCTTGTGCTTGGGCGTTGTACATCGAAACTTGCGCTTTGGTTTGTTGATTTTGCGCAATCAATCCTACGCCGGTGCTGACTGCGGTTAAGATTGCCGCTGCGGGTAAGCACATATGAAGTCCTCCTTCTTGAGAGTGAATAATTCTAAATCACCAACTTTTACAGTTGGATGAATAACGGCTCCAATTGATTCGAGCCATCGTTTCGTCTTTATGTTAGTTGTGTGAACATAATTGAATAGCCATTCACGAGTTTCTAACCATTCAGCAATAACTTGATTACTTAACTTAATAAAACGCATCTGCCATCGCATATCGTTTTCTAATACTTTATTACCTAGAAAATAAATTCCATACATTCCGTTAACTGGTTCTTTTGCAATCCCGTATACGCAAATAGCCATATCGTCTTCTAAGACGATATGGCTATCATAATCAGATTTACAAATCTCAGAACAGAAATCCTTAAAAGGGTATAAACGATTCACCTCTTGGACTTCTATGGCATCTATCGCCCTTAGGTTGACTTCTAGGTCATGAATCAATTTATTTCGCCGTGTAGGCTCAATTTCATCAATTTTATAGTCCCGGAACATCTCTTAGTCCTCCGCCAATTTCAACTATGCGAGTTATTGATAATAAATTAAATGGGAATGGATCACTATGCTTAATACATATCGATGTATCTGTTGAATAATTTGTCCCCATTTTAGGTAAAATTACAGGCTTGTCGCCAGTAAATAGTTCATTCGGTGGTAATGTAATATCATCCATCCGTTCAAATGTACGGCCAACTTTACCGCCAAACGATTTATAAACTCGCAATACCACTCTTGATACGGTAGCAATACGACCTTGTAATGTTCCATCTTGCATTTGCATTTCAACAGATGGAACACGAATTTTAGAGGTAAACGGCAATCCGATTTTTATGTTGCTACCGCTTACATTTAATGGCAACAAGCCATCATCTGGTACAACCACATCTGGTTGTTGTTTACCATCGATTACTACTTGCACAGTTTGACCACTTAGATGAGGGATATTAATGCTATCAATTGCATTGCTCGACTTAAATTCGACATAGCAATCAAGGAATACATTCACATCATCAGAATACAGTGGAACCATACGCTCGATGCATTTCACCTTTTTGCCTTGTAATGTCCGTTCAACTAGCGTATATAAGCTGTCTTGCTCGCCCTCAGACACGGATTCGCAGTACAGATATTTACCATTGGTTACGAAGTGCGACCACCCATACACCTTTTGTTCAGGTATATAGGTCAAGCAATTAATTTCCCCATCATTTCTGATGTAATAAATAATGCTGTCCGGGTCTTGTGCATATGCACTGGTGATAGTTAAATACCCTCTAACTCGTGTTTTAACGAATAATGTGAGGTCTTGCCCTGTATAGTTATCAGACTCATAACTATAACCCATATCACGAACAGTGCCACCACGTTCTTGAACGAATACACAGCGATTACCTATGAACTGTGGTTCACACGATAAGGCCCCTCGTTGCGTCTGTGTTTTTAGATTACAGTTGGTAGGAGTAATAGTCTTATCACCACTAACAATCCATTCATTACCGCTTGTAAGAATAATTAGATCATTAGCTGGTACAAGATGGCGAATCTCGTACATTTTACGATTAATCACCGGCAAGGTAATCGAGCTATCGTCTGTAATAGTACCTTCTACCTTTTCAACCCCAAAGTTTGGATAGTCCCCAGTTCGGCTCATCCAAATATAATTAGGGTTCTTATTTGTAGCAGCCACTACAAAGCGGTCTTGATAAAACGTACACAATTTAGGATAACCGTTGCTACGGCCCCAACTGCCCATCTTCCATTTAGAAGTAGCCTCGTTTTCAACAATACCATTCAAGATATTAATCTTCATTGTTTTAGCATCTACGAATTCTTTAAATTCGATAATACCCCATGTAGTGTATGGAAGAATCGAAAGGTCAACATTACATTCACCGCTTTTAATGTCTGATTGAATACGTAGCTTTGCATTTGGTTCAATTTTTCCTGCATCTGTTACGTTATAGTCATTGTTAGAGGAGTATGTACGGTAATCTTTCCAAGTCGTCCCATTATTTGTGGTAATTTGAAGTTTAACGGTACCAGTCCATGTCCCATGCGTTGTAAATTTCCAAGCTAGGTCTTGGTCTGTGGAGTAGGATTCTACATTGTAATTGATATTATTGTATTCATTCCATTTATGAACTCCACTAAAATGTGTGCGTTTTTCTTTTTTTTCAACAACTGTACCAGTACTTTTAGTATGAACAGCAGAAACAAAATACCCAAGTTGCATTACCATGCCCACCATATCGGCGTTAAACATGTTCGTACTAGATTGTACTGTATCACTGGTCACTGTCACCGTAGCCTTTACATCAGTATTAATATTGTCATACAGTTGTTCCGTTAATTTGTATGCTTCAAGTCGCCAATCTGTGTCGCTATACCTAGAGAATGTTTGAATTGGATATTTACCACTGCAGATGAACATTACATCGCCAGATTGGCTACAATTCAAATCAAACAATATATCGCTAGTGAAAGGAGTCGTAACTTCAATACCGGTATAAATTCCGTAGTTCCACACACGAATATATTTGTCACCAAACTCGAGCATGAAGGAATTGTTAGTGTTTGTAGTAAATTCAAATAATCGTGTTGGCTTATCGCTATATTTGACTTGCCCTACATATTGGCTGCCTTGACGTTTGGCTACTGCTCCATACGGACGAATCACAACATTTTCCGCCTCTAACAAAGCACTTTTATATTGTTCCAAATCAAAGCGACTCGAAACATCCGGTGATACCTCACCAGTTGTAAATGCTAATTGTGATATATAGATAGGATTCCCCATTACCAATCCCTCGCTTTCACATAGCTAGATATGTAAACTGTATCTTGTTTACGTTCCTTTGCATTCATGCCTTTTGCTTCTTGAACTGCCGCTTGATACAGTTTATATGATTGGTCAAACAATCCTCTATCACCAGTCAGTGGCATAGCTAATGCGCTAGCCAATTTACACTGCAACATATACAAGGATATAGAATCCCAAACGTCTAAATCTGTAACATCATATATATAATCAATGAATGCCAGTGGCACATCGCTCACTATGCATTTTTTGTTATTTCCAATATTAAATATGTTGTATTCCGGTTGCGATTCCGCATGAAAGCGATCGCCTTGTGGAATAACTCCTAATATCCGAATGCATTGTTCCGGATACGCATATACATAATTCCACCCATTAATTTTATGAGCGGACAATACCAATCTTTCATTTTTGCGAGCAAAATTCCATTCAAATTGTCGCAATACCAACTGTCTAGTTGGGTCATATTGCATACGGCATTGGCGGCCTTGCTCGGTTTCTTCTTCAAGTGAATAAAGCAATCCTGCATTAATTAATGCAAGTGCTTGATTGCAGATATCAGTAGGTGTCATATTTCCCCCTATATGGTAATAGAGGGATGCATAAGCACCCCTCATATTGTCACTTATTCTTCCGTAGTATCGGTTTTCTTTTTGCTTGTTTTCTTAGGCTTTTCGTTGCCAGTATTTTCATCTGGTGGATTTTCATTGCCGGTATTGTCACCTTCAGTATTTTCATCTGGTGGATTTTTGTCACCCGGTTCTGTTTCAGGAGGCTGAGTTTCAGTAGACGGTTCTTTGTCTTTAGCCTTAGATTTTGGGTTAAAGATTTTTGCTACTTCATCTTCGCTACCAGAGAAAAGCTGTTTAAAATAATCAGGATCAAATTCTTTAATTTCTTCTTCAGAGAAATTAATAGTTTCACCTTCTTGAATTAATCCACGATTACCATGGTACATCGTTACGTTAGCTGTAAAAATCATAGTCTCACCTCTTATTTCAAATTAACACCATCTGTTAAGAACGATGTAATAGTAGCAGCAGTCATATTGTTAGCATTAATGCGAATGAACTTTTTCGCACCTGCAGGAAGTCGACCTTTGTATTCTGTACCAGCTTTGGAGTTCTGTGGCAATGTAACACCTGTTAACAATGTGGCATCAGCCATATTTTCCTTATCAGATGTGTATACATTAAATAAAGGTGTACCTGTAACGTCTTTATCTAAACGAATATACAACCATAAGGCAACGGCAGCATCGCCACCGTTACCATTCATCACTACGTCAGAATTGGTGTTTGCAGTGATTTCTTTTTTCCAGAAAAATGTATTTTGTTCATCAATAATCATTGAATTATGTTCCTTTCTTTACGCAATAACACGAGATTCAGTGCTTAACAATGCATCAATTTTGCGAACTGGTACACCGTTTGCACGAGTAACGAGTTTACCCATTTCCATATCTTCAGTGATAGTGGAACCATGTTTTGTGTTCTTTTGCAAACGCAAGAATGTACGCAATGTACGGTTCATATACCAAACTGGACGAACACCACCAAGGTTAGGAATACGTTCTTCCGCTTCAATCATTAAGTTGATAAGATCAGCACCGGCTTTAGCGTCATTTGTCAATTTTGTAACATCGATATTGGCAATACGAACAACATTTCTCCAGTCACGTACAGTTAAACCAACATCATGTTTAAAGTGAGTACGATATGCTTCGAACATGGAGCCATCGTCTTTAGTTACAGTAACAACGCCTTTATCTTCTTGGTGTAAACCTGCTTTGGAACCTTCAGGATAAATACCATGAACGGATAAAGGTCCCCAACCCACAAGCCAAATAGATGCTAAGTTGCTTGTGCCACCTGCATCGAGAATGTTTTCTGCACTTGCTGCTTTCTTAATATCAAGAGTATTGAACCGAGGAGCTAAGCCAATAAATTTTTCTGGCGTATTTTCATCACCATAAAAAATCGTACGGCATAACTCTTGCCCCATAGATTGAATAAATGCTTTATCTTCCGACGCACGGAAAGATGCTCTATCTTTGGATTTATCAACAATCGCTTTATCAGTTTGAGAGTAAGCTTCAAGCATACCACAAGTGTCAGTGATTTGACTTGTTGCGGATTTAGACGCTTGAACCCCACCATATAATTTACGCCATGTAACAGATGGCAAACCATTACGTACAGTCGTTACAAAGCTAGACCCTTGGTTACATTCGACCATCGTCATATCTTGAATGATTTCTGTCGATTGGTCTAATTGCTCAATAATTTGAGCAACATTACCATTTGGATCCATTCGTTTTTGCAAATCTAAAAGTGTTAAATTTTGAGTTCCAATTGTAGCCATTAATTATTTACCTCATTTCTTAATACATAGATGGATACATTTTTCGTTTTGCTGTTTCTTCATCAGAATTTTGACCGGTTCCAGCTTGTCTTGTACCTTTACCCGGGTCTTCCTGAACCATTTCACCAACTGCCGCAAATACCTTAATCATGTTGATATTGTTGTCGATGTGGCTATTAACAAGTAATTGACGTAATTCAGGTACCACTTTAGTTAGTGCTTCAATGCCTTTACCTGCAAGGGCTACAGTTTCATCGAATTTACCGCCTAATTCCTTTTTGGCGTGTTCGTAATCCGCTTGTTGTTTTTCAACAATTGCTTGCTCTTGCTGCTCTTGATAAGCAGTTAAGATGTTCTGTGCATACTGACTGCCGAACTTGGCTAGCTCAACAGCCTGTTCCTGTGTTGCACCAACTTGATTAAGTAGCTTGCTAAAATCTGCTGATACAGTTTCATCAAGTTCAGTACCTTCAGGAAATACCTCCTTAAAGTCATAAACCGTTGGTTCAGCAGGTGGCGTATTATCACCGCCTAGTACAGATGGATTACTACCTTCACCATCTGGTTTAGCAGGTGGCTCAGTAGGTGGCGTAGGATTATTTTGGTCCGGATTCGCGCCCGGTTCATTGCCAGTCATGCTATTGTTAGCTCCCATATTTTCTTCAGCCATTTTGTTTCTCCTTTTCGACTAAATTATTAAAATATTCTTGTTGCCCGATATATTCGAGCTGCGCTTGGTGATACTGTTTAACTCCATTGGTGCCCAACTTAACTAGGTCCCCATGGAATAACAGCCCTACCTTGCGCTTTCCTTCGTTGAAATATGTCTCACTGTTGCCAGTGAATGATTGCTTTAATATGCCCGAGCGATCCATCAGGCGACAAAAAAACCACCTACCTAGCTCTGTGCTAAGTACGTGGTTAAGCGCTTGCATATCTCGCTCTTGCATATAATCTTTAATTGTTTTCTTCATCTAGACACCGTCCATTCCTAGCCACTGCTGCAATGCAGGGTTGCCATCATTGGCGGCGTCTGTTGCTTGTTTGGCCGCACTAGCCATTTGAGGTGCTAGTTGAGCCGCTTGCATTAACTGCATTTGTTGTTCCTGTTCAGCCTGTGCCTGTGCTTGTTGCGCTAGGATTTCTTGATATTCATCATCGGAGCGAATAATCTTAGCCGGAACACCGAGATTTACACCGTATGTATTGGCCGCTTCCTCAAAATTGAACTTGTTGACGATATTAGGATTAGCTTGTGCCAAACTCATGATGAACGCAAAATACTGTTCGATATTTACCAATGAACTCATCTTTTGTGCCTGAGCAAGTGGTGAGATATATTCAATCTTCACTTCTTGTCCGTTTAATTGGTCTAAAAGCTCTTCATCATCAACAGGTGGAAATACACCGGCACGATCTAGGACGGAATACACACGTTCAATAATTGGATTCAAGAATTCAGATAGCAACCGTTCGACCACCGGGCCTAATTGTTGGAGTTTTTCTTGAGTACGTTCCATAACTTCACGAGCCGTCATCTGGCCCTTGTCGATTTGGTCTAGCATCAAGAATAAATCAGCACTATAGGCACGCTTGATTGAATCCTCTGTAACTGCAATCTTGTTTTGAATGTCCTGAAGATTTGATTGTACAGCGAACATCGGTTCAACCTTATGTTGACCCTCAATTTCTGTAATGCCACCCGGATATAAGTTAACCGTGCTAATGACATCAGATGGTGCTTGCATAGGAGGTTTAACGCCCAATTCAACGGCGGTCAGATAGTCAAATTCTAACTTCTGCAGCATTTGTGAATCTGGTTGAGCAAACCATGCGGCACCCTTACCGTAACCATTCAAGTCCATCGACGTATGCCGAGCGATTGGAATTGGCCACTCTTCAAAGCCACCATGATATAACACTTCATCGCTATTGCTACCTTCAACCCAATAAATGGACGAATACGGCATATTGCGACGTCCTAACTTATCCTTACGATCTTTGTTAGGCTCAACCAACCAGTTGACTGTGAATGACTGCTGCAAACTGTTTCCATTGTCGTAAATATTCTTAACGTTATCTGGGCAGTTATCATACCCAAACTGTTCGACAATCTGATCAACTGTCATTTTGTATTTACGGCCAAATACATTTACGGTTTCTTTGCTATTTGTACTGATAGCATAGGTGCCTATTGGATACGATGTGAAGCGAACACCGGATTCACTATCAGCGAATATCCCCATAGGAGCTTGTCCCATCGTTAGTTCAAGATATACCTGATGAACTACACTATAGAAATTGGATTTAGCGAGGACCGCATATAGGATTTCCTCTCGTTCATCCAACAGTTCAGCAACTTGGCTATTTGCTGCTACATAGATGTTCTCCATGGTTAGCTTAAACCATTTGCGGCTCGGAGGCGTTAAGCCGCTCATGACGCCACTGGCAAATATCTGACAAGATTCCCAAGCTACAGGGTTTAGGATTTTACCATTGTAAGGTTCAGACTGGTCCTCTTCACCATCAAATTGACCAATAAACGGCAACTGATAGTCACGCAACTGTTTCCACTTATTTACATATCGTTGCTGCGCATTAAACAGCTGAGAGAATTTCTTTCGTAACTTCGTATAATCACGCCTAACAGGCTTAATACCTTCCGTAGGTTGTCTAGCCAGTAAAGATTCCATTTCCGCCATGCTAGCCTCCTAAAATTGATTTTTGACCACTTCCAGTTGGTCCTAAAATAGTAGATTCAAAGCCACGTTTGAATTTGCGTTTAGTTTCTGCCATTTCCTCACCAGTCTGATTGCTCATATTCGCTTGAACAGTCGGAGCCGGAGCAGGTGGTGTATAGTTAGCAGATGCACCTTTCATACACATCTTTATCCCTCACTTTCTACAATTAAAAAGGATTGTAACTCGTATTAGCTACAATCTTATTGCCTGTTTCGCTTTTTTTAACGACCCGCGCAGCAAAGGTCAAGGCTAGAGCATCGCCTTTATTAGGAGATGGTAATCCTCGGTCTTTCATATCTTTTTTACTTTCCAATTGAATGTGTCCGTTTTTATCGATAATAGCCTCTGGACCTACAATGTCATCATATAGGGCTTGGTCATTCGATGGAATAGAACCACCCTCACGGAGCCATTCTTTCATTTGGCCCCACATGTAAGCCCTCATATTGAGATATACAGGGTCATTACTCTTGCCGCCAAACTCAATTAATCGCCATTTGCGCCCTAATTGCTTACCGATAGAATATATCCCTGTACCATATCCCATATCGATGAATACGGCATCAGCTTTATATTCATCCTCGAACTGAGCGATGAGTTGAGCCATACGCCAATCATCATCATTCTTAGGAATAGAGGCAAGCGACTTCATATAGTAGCCTTGACGCATTACTATTTCTAAGGAGTCTGAACCAGTCCACGCAGGATCCACGCCAATGATTACCGGCAGATGTTCAAATGCTCCCGGTTTATAAGATTGTTTTTGTGCCTTATCAGCAATTTCAGTAGAGATAAACTGCAAGTCTGATGCGGAAGGGAACACACCACGAACACGGATTTTAACAAAGTCAGAATCCTCACCATAAGCATCAACCCATTGTTGTAATTGTGCTTTATTGGATATTTTCACTGTACGGCTATCAATCTGATACGTTTTCCAATAATCTCTATACTTTCTAAAACATTCACGGAACCGCCCACTATTTCGAGTAGGATTACCAAAGACACACCAAAGAATTTCCGTATTGGAATCCGTAAGAGCCCCTTCAGTAACTTCCCAAATCTTATCAGAAATAGCAGAAGCTTCATCAAAGATAACCAATATCCTATTACCTTGATTATGAAGACCTGCGAATGCTTCCGGGTTTGAGTCGCTCCAAGGAATAGCATCTATACGCCAAGTTTTATCATATTTTTTATCACTGCAAAATATTGCTGTTGCCGTGTAAGTAAATAGTTCTTTACCAACAAACATGTTGTACCACTTGCCAAGTTCCGCCCATGTTTTAGATCTCAACTGTGTATCGGTATTTGCTGTTACAACGCCACGAGTATTTTCATGAGTAGCTATTGCAAATATAATAAGCCATGATACATCGGCAGATTTACCGATACCATGGCCAGATGCGTGAGCAGTACGAATTGCAGTCTGTAAAGACTTACCTTTCTTTAATTGTTCACCTAGATATTTTAAATGTTCTTGTTGCCATTCATCAGGCCCCTCCATATTCTCCAATGGCGTCCCGGGCTCTCCCCAAGGAAAGGCAAAGTACACAAACCCCAACGGATCATCAGCAAATGATGCCAGCGCGTCAATCAATTGAGCCTTGTTGTACTTCATTAGATTTACTCCGTGCTTGTTTCATTCGGTCAGAAATATCAATTTCTACCTCTGCAGATAATTTAACCTTATCGGTAAACAACATATGTCTTTTACCTAACAATTCCGCCGCTTTGGTTCTATCGGCAACAGATACATCCAAACCAAACTGGTCCTTTTCCTCACCTTTCATGACACGAGTTAAGTATTGTAGCACTTCATCAGCTGTTGCAATCGTAGATTTACTACGCTCTTCCATCACCGCTTCTATATATTGTTTGATTTTAGCTTTTTTTAACAATCTACTACCAGTAACTCCTGCAGATCGCTTAGAATAACCTGCCTTAATTGCCGATTGAGTCATATTGGTAGTCTCAATATATGTATCGGCGAACATACGTTCTTTCTTTGTCAACTCACGTGCTAACTTTTTTATATCCGTCAATATTAACCACCACCTTTTAACACCTCAACCAAATATATTAACAATTCATGTTGCTTTGTACTTTCACATTCGGCAACTTTTCTATACAATTGCCCTTCTTTAAAAGGGTTTTCTTTATATTTTTTAGGAAATTTCCATGCATATTCTGCTTCAGTATACATTCGACTAATTATGTATACCTTAAAAGGTTTATCGAATTTACTCCATGATTGACGAGTGTCAATAACATATCTCAATCCTTTGGTGATTTGTAATGCAGTTATTACCTTTTTAATCTTAGGCATAAAATTCATTGATCATCACCTCACTTTAATGTATTACCGCCCTTGCGAATCATCTTCCCATTTTTCCTTACACATAATCCGCATGAATTTCTACTAGCACTTGAATGCGTAATATAGGATTGACATAAGCCATCATAAAATATTTCATTGGCCGCGCATATTCCATTTTTATTATTCAAGCATTTGTGCTTGATGCAGTGTATTTGTGTCATAATTATTTTTGGTAACAAAAAAGGCACATCAATTAAGATGCGCCTTTTTGCGTTTGGTACTCTAAATACTTAGGAGATGAACTCATGTTCTTCCACTTACAATATATCATAGATATAGAGGACTTAAAAGGTCGATGTCAGCCGTTTACCGTCGATTTCCGTCGGAGTTTATAACCAAGCTCAACAAGTGCCAAATTCTTATATTCTTTTCCTTGCGATTCACCATATCCCACAAATGCGTAAGCCCCTTTAGCAGACATACCATTGATATATTGTTGCATGAGGATAATAGATCCAACTGTATTAGTTAACGAATCTATCATATGACAAGCATCATCACGTTTGGTAAGTAGTTCATGGATTTGACGTTTGTATCTCATTTCCATATTAAGTAGCCGGTTAATATCATCTTCAATACCTGATGGTTCCCCGCCATCTACTCTCTCCTTACCATAGTTTACTGCACGCAATGATGTAATATCACTTTTAATGCGTTGGATATTACGCTTTAACGACTTAATCCTCAATGCTGCCTTACTTGCCTCGTGTAGATACTCATATGCCAGTTCACGATATTCTTTTTTGCTAAGTTCTACCATAGGACCACCACACAAACAATATTTAATACAAACAGAATACTACATATCACCATATCCCGTATTTGTGATCTAATTATTTTCTGCAATTGCATACTATATGTGTCAGAAACCATAAAATGTTTTAATGCAGCAGCTTCACGATAGGAGTAATAGGACATTTTAAAAATAACCACAAGGTAAATCGCAAGAAGAATGTTTATAATAACTATTTCATTCATGGGTATCACCTTCTGACTTTATACAAGATTTCAATGTATCAGATATTGCATCTTGTTTTATTTCATCTTGCACGGTATCCCACATTAATTTATTTCTGTTTTCATATATACAGAAGTACTCATTTAAAACATGATATTTTATTCTGTACACAAATTCTTCTAAAGACATATTTGAATGTTGAAATTCTATTAAACTTACCCTGTGTCCAATGTTCACATCACCAATTTTATATTTGATAATAAAACTATCAAAATCATATTTAATTTTAGGTATAAAAACATCATCAATATGAACAATGGTTAACGCACAGGATAAAAAGCTAATAGTATTACCTATTCCTTCTTCAGATAACATACTATGAATTCTCATACACACCTCTTATGATAGGGCGAATATTTCACCGCCCATATTCTAATCATCAACCAACATTGAATAATATGTGTTTAAACATGATAATTGTCATTCCGATTAACAATGTAAAACTCCAAACAATCATACATATCATCAACACATTAAAAAAGCCATCTTTTTTACACATTATTTACCGCCCATACATTATTTAATCAAAAATACCAACATCACCAATAAATAAATCAATAGCAAAATGCTCATGGCTATTAATCCAATAATGGCACCACATAGATCAATTCTTTGTTGTAGTCTTACTTTTTCGTTTTGACGTATAATCCTATACATTTATCTGCCTTTTACTTATGTCACATATTGCTTTTTCATATAATCGGCCAATTTCTTTTGTTACATCGCTAACAAATCTAGCCAATGAATTTAAATCAGATAATCCACGTTCAGCAGTCAAGCATATTGGTTCCTGATACTCAAATATTGCCACTTTTGTTTCATAGGCAAATTTTATGTTACCTTTACGGATACAAATTTCAGGAATAACCTCCTTGTTGCCTAAATGCATTTTAAATAATTTTGCAGTTTCTTCATATCTTTTCCGCTTAAAATCCTTTGTAATTTTTTTTATAACAGTTTCACATTCATCAAACGAATGATTGTTAGAATCTTGTCCAAAGCTATTCATATTTCTTCATTCCTTTTCAGCTTGTCCATTAACTCTTCAATTAATAGACTTAACATCACATTTATCACTAAAACACACAACGTTTTAGCTACAGCCCATATAGTTACGCCTAAAATTCCAACTAGCCACAGCACAACTGAAAGTGCAAACGAAAAAGCAGTAAGGAAAATGAATGCAAATAGCATACTATCAACTGTCATTAAATTTTTTTTCATTTTAATCACCCTTTAAAGAAAATAAGCCATATTGTCTTTCCTCTTCGTTGTCCAATTACAGGCTCACAAGGAAGTAAAGTTTTAATCATAGAAAACGAGATTTGTTCCTCATTCCATTTAAAGACCATTGTCCCGTTCTTCTTTAAAACCCTCCAACATTCAGAGATGCCTTTTTTAATGTCGTCTTTCCAAGTTGTATCTAGCCTTCCATATTTTAATTTTAGAAAGGATTTATCTCCTGCCCTTGTTAGATGAGGCGGATCAAATACTACTAGATAAAAGCTTTCGTCTTCAAAAGGCATATTCCGAAAGTCTGCGATTATGTCAGGTTTAACAATTAACTTTCTACCATCACAAAGTGTTGTATCTTCAGTTCGATTATCCATGTAAATTGTTTCTGTATTTTCTTTGTTAAACCAAAACATTCTGCTACCACAACATGCATCTAGTATTTTCATTGGTTATCTTTAATACATACATTTTTAGTTTTGTAATACACATCAACATATGTTTCATTACGATCACCATTGTGTGTTACTTCGATAAATTCTTCGATAGTCCGACCACTAATAATGGCCTTCCAATTCTGCAAGGTTTTACAAAACCAAACAATAAACATATCTTCTAAATTAATAGTTTGATAACCTAAGTTTTCAATTAATACTTTACGAGCTGCTTCAATTGCTTTTGTTTGTAATTCGTACATGTTTTAATCTCCTTTACTAAATCCGATTTAACGCTTTCCATTCACTCAATGTAAAAGTGGAAATACTATGTTTCTTAGCATACTCAAATTCACCTTTACAACCTCTACTAGATTCCCAATCAGGGCATAATACTAATACGTCACAATGTCCAAGTAGACTTAAACATATATCTAAACCTTTCTGATATTCAGGACCGGTTAGATATACATACCCAAAGTTATGAATTGGGGAAATATAGTCATGACTGGCATCATTTAAAACCAAATTTCCCATGATCACATCAATCTTTTTACGATTGCTTTCCTTGCCACCATAAGGATGAGCGACATATACTAATTTTTTCTTCATAGCATCAACCTTTCAACGTTTCAATATGTACCCAAATCCCTGTAACTGGATTCCAATACTTTTCTGTAATTTCACTACAGACTTGAGCATCATCATTCCAGTAATTCAACTTGGTCATACAGTCCTTAAATAATTTAATGAGATTATCTGTATCTGGCCGAGTAGTTTTCCAATGTGGTGTTTTACAATTCGCTTTACCGAAACACCACTTGGTAACCAATCGAATCGGGCCCTCTAATGGTTCACTAGGAACATGATCAGCTAAACCATCTAAGAATATTTGCTTGGCTTGTTTTAACTTATCGGATTCATAAAAGATAGGCTTACCATGTTGTGTATTCACCTGCTTAGTTTGATGTGTAACAGTAGGAACCTTTTTAAGAGGAATGAAAAATTCAATAACCAATAACCAATCCCCCTTTATTGAGAATTAATTGATAATAACCAATACAATTTTTCAAAGCCCTTTTGTAATGTAGGGTTCAACCTAAGGGGAATAGGTAAGAAAAGGATGATTTTAGAAATCCTTTTCCTTACCCCCTTAGCTTGAATCCACCTTACATTGGGACACAAACAATAACAACATACCTATATATATATATATAAGGTGTGTTGTTACTATTGTTAACCTATTTCTAATATACATATGTTAACAATCTTCAACCTTAAACAACTCACCTTTATCGACATTAAAAATTGGGGTTTCCCTTAAATATCGACGAATAGTCATTTCGCTAACTTCCATAATTTCAGCAACACGTTTAATATCCGCTTTGCCGTTAAATCCATTTTCAGCAGCGGCAATATTAAAGGCATCTACCAATTGCTCTTTTTTCTTTTCCTTAACGGCCTGCTTGCGTTTATTCATCTTGTCTAATCCCTTAGACTGTGGGCTATCAAATTGAGCCATTGCAAGGAACCCGTTTGTATCTACCTTATGAATTGGGTATTCAAACCATAAATCCACCGGTTTAAACTTAGGATATTCTCGGAGTGTTCCTTCCATTCGCCATGCAGTACATTGGCTAGTATCAATAGGAGCATCTTGGAGTTTATCCTCGTTCATGTTCTCGAGTTCAAGTTCTAAGAGGTCTAACAATGCATCTGGATCACGAGCGAATACACCGGAACCGGATGCACGGTCCATAGACCGCTTACCAGTTTGGCTCCCCTTTGAATGGTGATGACAATAAATAACTGCGCATTTAAGTTCAGTACATACCTTGTCAAACTGATTACAGAAATTTGCCATTTGATCAGCGCTGTTTTCGTCACCTGTAATAACCTTATAGATAGGGTCAATAATGATAGCCTTGTAGTTACGCTTTTGGGCCCTACGGATAAGTTTAGGAGCCAATTGGTCCATTGGTAAGGACTTACCACGTAAATTCCATATGGATATATTCCCAATGTTTGTTGGTTGTTGTTCAAGGGCCTCGTATACATCTTTAAATCGATGCAAGCAGGATGCCCTATCAAGTTCCAAATTGACGTATAGAACTTTGCCTTGCGTGCAGTCAAATCCAAACCACGGTCTACCTTCAGCAATGGAAATGCACAATTGAATTAGCGCAAATGATTTACCCGCTTTAGATGGTCCAGCAATGAGCATCTTATGTCCTTCACGAAGAATCCCTTCAATTAATGGCGGTGCTAGGTCTGGCATGTTATCCCATAATGCGTCAAGTTCTTCTGGTTCCGGTAAGTCATCATTAACGGATGCGATCCATTCTTCCCATTCCTTATAATTTTCTTTACCAATATTGGTTGCCATAAGGAATTGGGGTTTTCCATCTCGCATAACACCCGGCATTCGAGACAATCGGCTAGGATTACGATTCTTTTTATCTGGTTTAAAGCCATTCTTTTGAGCAATGGAATATATAAAGTCAACACGCTTTCTGTATTCCTCATAGGAGTAAGCATCTACTTTAACGATTGCATGAATTGATTTACCGCCACTAAATACCATGGCTGCAATTGGCAGTTCTAATTGTTCAAGAATGGCTTTTTGTTTTCCTAGTGACATATTGTCAGATTCCAAGAGCATATACCGAAATGCAGTTACATTATCATTTTTAACACCTTTACCATCAATTGGATTAAACCGAATCCATGCGCCCATTTCTTTGTTAAAGCTGCCAAACACATTTTCTAATTGTGTCGTACCGTTAATACCATCTATGATTTGTTGTACCGTGCGGCTATAATTTCCCATCGTAGGGGACTGTTTGCCGTCCGGTAAAGCAAATGTATTAACGACATATCCAACATACTCCTCTGGCTCAAATAACGTAGTCAAATATGTAACAATATCTTGTTTACGTTGCTCTAAAGGATATGATTTAGGAATATGAACATCAGATTCTTCAATCCAGTTCTTATCAACAACTTGATATTGTTCTGGAGTTGTGGCCAATACCATGGAATCAAAACTTAATGCTTCATTATTTTCAAGCTTACGTTTTGATGTCCATCCGTTTTCTTTTGCCATTTGAGTGATCGTTGCACCTGTAACAAGTTTTCCAGTATACCGGCCAAATGATTCCCATTTAGCAGCACATTCACCTTCATGAAATCGTTCTAAATCATCTGCAGACCATTCTTCCCATATAAACATAGGGTAGCCTTCTTGATGAAGTGCAAGACCTACATTCAACCATTCATCATAGGAGCATTGGGAAGGATCTATATATTCAAGTAATTCTCGTAAATCAATTTTGCTTTCCATCTTTACTCCTTACCATTGGGGACTAAATTCTTCTACAGGTGGTTTATATGTATCAGGCACCACACCTTTAGGAATACGCCAACCACTAGCACTAATACGACTAATCATCTTAGAGGCTTGGTTATTGCTCCATGTTCCTACATTCTTAAACCCTTTGTTTTCAAGGAATCTAATTTGTTTAGGAGTAGACAAGCCTTCTTCACGACGCTTTTGTAATCTATCAATAAGCATTGATGCCTTGCCTGCGTCTTCAATGTTGTCACCATTGATACCAAATTGCTCAAGTGTTTTCTTTTGACTATCCGTTATAGATGTCATTTGCCAGCCAAAGGCAGGTACATAATGAGTGAGGTCTTCAGCTTGAATAGAAAACTCGAATTGTAATGGATCAACAAGTTGTGCTTTTTTCTTGCGCATAGCAGCAAGTTCTTTTGCAAGTGCTTCTTCACGTTGAGCCAATACATCAGATTCTGCATCCCTTTCACATTCTTCAAGGTCCATTCCTTTTTCTTCAAGAATTTCCGTCATGCGTTTGGCTACATCATCTGACTTAGCGATTAAATGAGCAGGTCTACATAATTCGTGACGTTCTACGTGCCATAGAAAATCTAAAATTAATAGATGATCTTTACCCGGTGAAAGACGTGTGCCACGGCCTATCATTTGACAATATAAGGCACGCGACCGAGTTGGACGTAATACAATAACACAGTCAACGCTTGGACAATCCCATCCTTCCGTGAGCAGCATTGAATTACAAAGTACATTATATTTACCTTCAGCAAATGCTTGTGTAATTTCTGTACGGTCTTGGCTTTTGCCATTTACTTCTGCTGCTTTAAATCCTCGCTCATTAAGAATTTCACAGAATCGTTGACTGGTAGCAATTAATGGTAAGAATACGACGATTTTTCTATCTCTGTATTTTATTAATTTATTGGCTATTTCCTCTAAATAAGGCTCTAATACCCTACCAATATCACCTACGGCAAAATCGCCAGTTGAAATCTTAACCGATGAGATATCTAATGTAAGTGGTAATGTTTGTACCTTAATCTTAGACAAGAACCCCTCTTGAATAGCTTTAGGTAAGGTGTACTCGAATGCTAAACTTTCAAATACACGTCCTAAATTTTTCATATCTGAACGATCTGGTGTAGCCGTTACACCTAAGACTTTGGCTTGGTCAAAGTAATTTAATATAGCCTGATAACTACTAGATACAGCATGATGTGCTTCGTCAATGATAATGACATCAAAGTACGTTTTACTGAACATTGACAATCGTTTGTCTTTGCATAATGTTTGAACAGAACCGACTATGATGCGGTCCCATTGTCCAAGACATGTATGTTCAGCCTTTTCCATTGCCGTTGTAAGTCCTGACGCACTCATAATTTTGTCAGAAGCTTGCTGCAATAGTTCTTCACGATGCGCAAGGATAAGAACACGCTTACCCCTGCGAACCGCTTCCTCAGCAACTTTAGCAAAACAGATTGTCTTACCCGTACCAGTCGGAAGAACCAACAATGTTTTATTAACCGTTTCCCATTCATGCCATATCGAGTCTACAGCTTGTTGTTGATACGGTCTAAGTTCCATTAGAATGCACCGTATCCATTTGCTTGAGCATTAGGGTTTGCAAAGCATTTTTTAATTTCGTTACGAACGCCATTGTTGCCGTCATTTTTTACATAGCCTTGTTGTGTTAATTCACACATAGCGGATTTACCCATTAATTGGTCAGGGTCCGGATTGTAATTTTCACCTTTCTTAGCAAGACCTACGGCCATAAATAATTCTGTAACTTTCCAAATGGTTGACTTTGTATAAAACAAATTGTGAATCAATTTTGTTTTACCTTGATCACCACCATCTACTTCGAGAGTAATTTGAGCTTGTGGACAAGATGGTAGCTTGCTACCTTCTTTAGGCTCATAAAATTTCTTTTCTACATTAGTGATTACAAATGGATAAGAACCAGCTTCAAGTAACGTATATTCACGTTCCTCCGCTAAAATAGGTTGATCAAATGAATATACTTCTTCTGCTTTACCGAATGTTTCAAAATTGCTTTGTGCTGTCATAATAATTAATTTCCTTTCTTAATTGCTTCAACAATATTTGGCCAGAATGGGATAATCCATCCATTAACGAATTCTGGATCATAATTTTCAAATGGTGTACCAGCTGGATATTTACCACGAGCGATAACTACTGATTGAACTTGTTCTAATGTGATACCATCTTTAACCATTAAGTCTTTTAATGGTTTAGGAATAGCCGTTTCAACTAATGGTGTTTTGTTTTTATTGGTATCAATAGCTTCCTGTGGTGGTGTTACAGATTGTGTTGTAGTAACTTCCCCAATTTGTTCCTTAGTAGCATTCATTACCTCTGTAGCATATTCATCATTAGCGGATTGTGCTAATTCTTGTGCTGCAGCAGTTGGTAGTACATCATCTGGAATAACATGAGCGATTTGACTATATTCAAATGGCATCATATCTGGTAATCCATGACGATTTTTAGCATCCCATGCAGGGTTATGTGTTGCATACATTAACCTCTTCCCATTGGTTGCTTTCTTTTTATTGGTTTGAGTAGTGATGATTTCGTTTTTATAATTGGCAAAGAGTACCATATCCGCCCATTCTTTAATAAGTGGAGACGTTTGACTTCCTGTCTTTTTGCCAAGTTTCAATTCAAATCGATCATATGCGCCTAATTCATCTGGTTGCTCAAATTTCCTAATTTGAGCATGCGCCGTAAGCACAACATTCATACCTGCATTGATAACTTCATCAAGCAGATTTAAGAACCGGCCCATTTCTTCACGGACGAATACATATCCGTTACCATATCCAAAGTCTTCAATACCAGATTTATTATGTTTAGCACAGATGTACTCAACACATAACTGTTCCGCCCAATCAATCGTGTCAATAACTAAAGTCCGATAGAACCCCGGCATTGTTGCAAATTCCTTAACAAAGGAAATAAGCATTTGCCATGATGTAGGCTTATCTGTACGAGCCACATCTAAATGGTCTGTGCTGCCTTCTGTATCAATAAATACAGGAGATGGAAAGTGACTGGCAAAGGTTGTTTTACCAATCCCCTCGACACCATACACAACCACCTTTTGTGCTCGTTTTCGTTTACCTGTTATAATATTCATTAAAATTCACCCCACTCATTTTCAGGTTTAGTTTCATTAACTGGTGCCGCCACATTACTGTACTCTTCACCTTTAATGTGTCCATCTTCAATGATGATGGAGCATTCATCTTGGTTATTAGTAACACGAGTGGCAATGACTTGTAGGCCTTCCGATTCAAGCCAAGCCCCAAATTCTTTCATAGTGTCTACATCCATTTGTTCGAGTTTATCCATAAGTACAAATCCACACTTAGGATTTAAAGCTCTAACAATGGCCGTAGCCACTTTTAATTGCTCTGCACCGCTCATGCAGTCCCATTGTCGTTCGTTATAAATTAGAACGCCATCCTGAATTGAAAGGTTAGGTAGCGGCATATCAACAGATGCCAGTAATTTATTTTTGTTTTCCCGAATTGATTCTATTTCAGCTGTCAGGCCGTCATATTCTTCTTTAAAGTCTGCTGCTTCCTGTAACGCTCTTGTGCGTTCCTGATTAGCACGGACTTTTTGATTAATAACATCTACATTTTGAATTTGTTCTTCAAGTTCCGCTGTAGATTCATCTTCAAGATCTTTAGCAGCAGTAGTAGCAATATCATAATCTTCTGCCAGTTGCGCCTGCTTGGTTTGCAACTCTTCCAGTTTTTTCTGTGTTTCATCAACAAGATTATTAACTGCTGTCATCTCCGCCTGAATGGCAGACACATGATCGCGTTTCTTTTTGTTCTCCGCGTTCTTTAACAGGATTTCTTGTTGTGCTTTGATTAAATCCGACGCACTGATTGGTTCTAACGGCACATCGTCATATCCAATCAGTTCTTTGGCGTACTTATCTTTTTGATTTGCAATTTGACCGATAGAATGACGTTTTGCATATACCTCTTGGTGTTTACCTTCGAGTTTATTTAATTCGTCTTCTACGCCTAATAATTTTAAAAGTTCATTTGCCTTTTCCTTATCACTCATTTCCATGAACTTAGGAAGGTCTAAGGCTAATTGGCCAATAAATCCATCTAAAATACGTTGACCAGATTTTTTACCTTCTGGATCTACGACTTTTAATGTGCTGCTGTTACCACTACGTGTAACTACTAGCCCATTAGATAGCTTAACTTCTAATTTAGGTGGGTTGTAGCTTCCATCACGTACCGCACTGGATGGTTCAAATTTTGCACCACCTAGTGTCCAAGCAATGGCATCAAGGATAGATGTTTTCCCTTGTCCATTCTTTCCACCAATAATGGTTAATCCATTAAGGGATGGTTCATATGAAACGGCTTTAACGCGTTTCACGTTTTCCAGTTCGAATGAGTTTATTTTTATAGATTCCTTCATGTATTTGCTCCTTATTCTTGAGTACCATCACAAATATTAGTTAGATTTAGGATTTGTTGTTTTTTATTCATTTGTTTTCTCCTTTTCAAATGTATTAAGTAACTCATTTAAGAGAGCCATTCCTTTTTGTTTTTCACACATATCTTTGGTGGCTTCTAAAAATGCTACAAATTGCGTAACATTAAGATTTTTATGTCCAAAGTTATGAGCAGCTGAAACCAAAAGTGCTGCAATTTCTAGTTCCCCACCATTAAATTCATCTTTATTTAAGACAAATTCCATATCATGACCGCCATTATCTTTAGGTGTTAATATGATTTCAATTTTCTTTTGCATGTTTCTTCTCCATGTTATAATTTATTTAGGTTATTTTACCTAGCTCGCTAGCTGTCCAAAGCTAATAGCGGGCTTTTTCTTTTTCGTAAACATCGGCGAAAATCCAAGCAAGTCCGCCAATAATGAATTGTAATAGAAATTGGAGAAATCCAATTCTATCGATTTCAAGGCTCCCCATGGATCCAATAATCCATATGAAAGCCACCCATTTTAAAGCAGTAATCATAACTTCAAATCCCCTCCTACCATAACCAGTAAATCACTGGTTATTTTTCTTATAGTATTTTTAAGGCTTTCGTTTTCTTTAAGTAAGCTATCACGCTCCCTTTCTAACTTCCTGTATTGTAGTGGACTGTATTCATCTACAATCCCTACGAGCGCATTAACTTCTTTTTTGTTAAAGCGGACGCCCGGAAGTCCTTTTACTTCACGTAGGATGCCACGTTCCCTAAGATTGTTGACGCTGCTTTCACTGCATTGAAGCAGTTCTGCAACATCCTTTATTGTGTAGACTATGGGTTCCATTAATTTTTATCTTCATAAATAACTCTGGTATGAGAGCTTATTAAAGGATGCCGTGCGTCACGTTCACTAATAAATGCTTCATTATCACGAATAGTTACTTCACGATAATTTCTATCTCTAGTCGCCTTATTCTTTAAAAGCGCAGTAATCACTTTAATAGGTCCTCGTAGTTGGTCTTCAAAAGTCTGTTCAAAACTTGCGGATTCTATTGATTGTTTAGAATCCGGATATTTTTGATCTAGTACTTCATATTGTCTGATTAAATCCGGAAGTATCTGCGTTGGTGTAGAGCCATCTGTCATCAAAGTTAATATGTATTTTTTAAGTTCTGTTTTAATTTCGTGCATGATTTTCTCCTTTTAAAAATTATAGGTTCCATACTGGAATTCTTGATTCAATTTTTGCCATTCGATCTGCTTCACGGCATTCTCTGATTTTGCCGTGGATAGATTTCTTATAAAGTTGGTTTGTATGCCGTTTTGCGAAATAATCTTTAATGATCTTTCTCCAATATTGTGCATACTCAGCGTTACGACCTGCCCAACCGAATACAGCTGGCACGTTTCCATAAATCTTGTTAGCTACTAACAGATCTTTTTGATTTTGTACTAACATTTAAACCACCGCCTATTAAGAAATCGGATTAAAGCAACGACCATATACGTTTTGATGAGAACCCGGCTTTCCGTAGTGTCTACGAAGCACGTCGGATTCGTTTTCACGAGCCTTATTTATGGCTTCATCCTGAAAACATTCCCAACCATAGTTAGTAATATTTTCTACCCCCCATATCTCCCCTTTGTAATCAAGTTCGTCATTCATTACAGTTGAAAAGCTGTTGTTTAGGGCATCATTAAATTTTCTGTTGATGAACTGTTTCATGATTTTTCTCCTTTTCTACTTAAAGTAGACTAATAAGGCAAAAGAATATCATCCATGGTTACAGAATATAATCGACACAATTCATTCAAATTCCCATAATCAATTTCTGTTTTTCCATTTTCCCAGTTATTGATTGTAACCTTAGATTTCTTCATTTTTCTTGCTACTTCTTCTTGCGAGAGATTTGCGTTGACTCTCGCCGCTTTTAAAGAAATTTTCAATCGCTTCAATGTATCCCTCCTTCCTTTGATTATTAGTATAGTTTACTTAAAGTAGAATGTCAATACTAAAAGTAAACTTTTTTATAAAATGGTATTGTATTTTACTACTTTAAGTATTAATATATAGATACGCAGGAGAGGAGAATAGGAGCTTATTATGGATTCTAATTACAAGAGAGTGTTTGCTCAAAATCTTAGCAATTTATTAGCAGCAAACAAAAAGACACAAGCAGATTTAGTGGCTGATTTGAAGTTAAACAAATCAACTGTTTCAACATGGGTTAATGGAACTAAGATGCCTAGAATGAATAAAATTGAACAGTTGGCTAATTATTTTGGTGTAGAAAAATCAGATTTAATTGAAGATAAGTCAGATATAAATGACCCATATTACATAGATCCGGAAGTAGCGGAATACGCAAATAAATTGAAAGACAATCCTGATATGCGATTACTATTTGATGCTGCTGAGGATATGTCTACAGACGACATTAATTTTGTAGTAAATTTGATTGAGGGGTTAAAGAAACGTGAGGGGAAATAAACTATGTTAGAATTCCTTTTCATTCTTTTATGTCTAGTTATCTTAATACTATTTGCTTATTTAAAGCATAAGAAAGATAACAAACCAACATTACTAGATAAATTACATTCATCTAATAGTCTTAATGAAATAATCTTATTAAACGAAAAAATAAAATTAGGATTATACGATTTTTATGGATTGGCCAATCTTAATGAGTTTTTAAATATCTATACCCAAGAACTTTTTAAGGGATCCGGAGTTACGTCACCAACAGGTTATTTTACATCTATTCACGACTTCAAAAATTATTTATACGATATTTCTAAAAATTCCCCTATTCTTACGATGAATGAGAAATCGTTCATAAAAGATAAAATTATAGTTGACAAAATTTCATTAGATTTAATCTTTATTATGTACCTTAATGAAGTACATGATAATAATATGGCGATTAGATATATAATTTTAAATTACATTGATAAAGGGAAAATCAAAATAAGTGATTAATTTCACAAAAAATGGGGAGTGTTGTTATGTGCATTAATTTAGTATTTACTCAATTAAGAAAGACCCAAACAGCAGTATTACATTTAAACGAAGATGGGAGCCATACCATTTTAGTTAATCTTAATAAGTCATTAGAGGAACAAAGGCTTGGCGTATTACATGAATTAAGTCACATTAAATATAATGACTTTAATTCGGTTAGCCATGTTAATGTTATTGAACACATTGCTCATGATCGGGACTTGAGTAATGGTGACATTGATGAAGAAATATTTTATCACGTGGTTAATAGCAAGGACGTGTAACTATGCAATGCAATATGACGGTTCGCAAAAAAGATGGCAATTACCAAATAATTGTCAGCTATAAAGACGGTATAAAATGGAGGCAAAAATCCAAACAGGGTTTTGCTACTCAAAGAGAAGCAAAACTTTATGGGCAAAAAATTATTGAGGAATTAAAAAAGACTGTCACCAATCCACTTGATGACAGTCTAAAAGATATAACACTTATTCAGTTTTATCAGATTTACATTCGGGAAAAGATTAATATATCCGCCAATTCAGTACTGATCTACAATAATATCATGGAGAAATATTGTGAGCCCTTACATGACAGAAGAATGCGTGATATTACCCATTCCGATATTTTTACATTGATTTCTAATTTGTCAAAATCAGCGGCAAGTAAAAATTTGTGTATTGTATTACTACGTGCCGTTTTTAATTATGCTATCAATCCATATCGGTTAATTCGCAATAATCCATGTGCCGCCATTAAGAGATATCGTAAACAAAGTACACGATCAATCACAACAATTCCAATAGAAGATATGGACATGCTTTTACATAATATTGAACATAGTCACCCAACGTATTATTTGTTATGCAATATAGCAAGATATACAGGCGCGAGGTATGGTGAGATTATAGCATTACAATGGTCTGATATAGACTTTGACAATAATACTATATCGATTTCTAAGCAATGGGCGCAATGTGAACGTAATAAATATGACTTTAAATTACCAAAAAGTAAAAATAGTATTCGTATAATTCCTATTCCGCCTATACTTTCTAATTTATTAAAACAGCATCAATGTAACGGATCGGATAGATTATTTCCATTTCGCACTAGTCGAAGCAGTCAATTAAATGAACTGATTCAACGGTTCCTTCCCGGAAAATCAATCCATATGTTTAGACATACATACGCTACTACATTATTAGGCAATAATGTAGACATACAGACTGTTGCCAGTTTACTTGGAGATAATATAAATACGGTTATTAAAACATATATCCATTTTTCAGATGAAATGAGAAAAAATGCTGCGGATAACGTGGCAAATATTTTTGGTTAATTATTTTTGACGATTATATGACGAAAATCTATAGAGCCCTATTTATCAATGTATTCTATAGCTTTATTTTATAATATATGTATTATACCATTAAAAGAGACTAAATATAATAGAAATAATGGCACCCACTAAAATAACAACAGATGCGACAGTGAGAATGATACTGCCAAAGAATACAACGGCAGCCAAAATAATCGCTAAAACAATGAATAATATAATTCGACTAAGCCAGCTTGTACTACTAAAGCTATACACCTTAACTTTCGGTTCGTATTGATTATGTTCATTGTAATATTGTTGCTCTTCATTTATATTGGTTGGCGTTGAATCTACATGAACGGAATCGCCTACTTCTTCAATAGTTACACCATCAAATTCTCGTCGCTCATCATCGGATAATACGCGCGTATTAGGTGCAGTAAAATAAGGATTGTTACTATAAGTATCACCTGATTGACCATTTCTATATGTATTTTGATTATTGTTTATATTATGTTGATCATTCAT